TCAGCACTTCCAACGACGACGGGCTTTACAGATTGCTTTATCTGGTGTTTTGGAGCAATCAATATTATGCATATCTTTTTGACCCTCTGATCGAGAGCAATAAGATGAACGTCTCTTTGCGTCCTTACTTCCTTTCTTTGGATTGCCGGTTACAGCAGTCTTTAATTTTGAACCTGGATTCTCACGACGATAAGCATTTACTGCCTTTTGTGACATTCCATCAGTCTTATCAGACTTATTTACTTTCTGCCAATCTTCACTAAAATCTGATCTCCAGTCAGATTGTTCAAATCTGACTTTTGGTTTCAATTTTTTGCCAGTTGGAGATGGTATAAATTCTCCAGTTTCAGAAGACTTCATGTCTTTAGTATCAACATCACCATCCACATCAGCATCAACTCTCTTTACTGCCTTTCCTGCAAGTTTTTTAAGATTGCCACCACCAATTTGCTTTTCCTCTTTGGGAACACAGTTGGGGACCATCTTACCACCCTTTTTCTTCATACCCACTTGTTTGTGTGTATCCCAGCAAGGATCACCATCACCTTCTTTTACTTCTACTTTCTTTGCCTTTTTCTTATAAACTTCTACGGGAAAAGTTTCTGTCTTTCCACCGTAGGTGGCTCTGACTGAACTAGAATACTTACCCTCTTCAATTTCAGTTTCTTCTTTCTTCACACAGTTGTTATAAGTCTTACCAAACATCTTTTTGGTGCCTTTCTTCTCATATCCCTTCCAGCACTTCTGTCCTTCATCAATCTGCTCTTGACCACCTTTAATTGGTTCTGGTTTGATAAGATCAATGAATTCATATTCAGTTGCCTTGAAGTCATCTCTCCAGTTTGATAATTCATATGACTCTTTCTTAGTGCTATTACCCCAATTGGCAGCACCAACTTTACGGCACTTTACTAATGCACCAGATGCATAAGCAGAAGGCCAGACAGAATAACGTGACTTGACCTTATGATAGCAGGCATCTTTGGTGCCACTACCTTTACCCTTCTTATCTTTTCCTTCGATAATTTCTACTTCTTCTTTTTTCATTTTCTTTTTGTCAGTAGCAACGTAAGTTGGTTTTGCAGCACCAGATTTTTGTTGTTGTCCTGGATCTGCTTTTTTCTTTCTTCTAGCAGCCGATAATCTTTCTGCCTTTGTCATGCTTGCTCTTTTTGCTGAAGAGACACACTTTGGTGTTCCTTCTCCCGGTTCATCACTGGCGCAAGTCCCACCTGTGACGACATTGACCCATCCGCCTTTACCATCTTTAGACTTGGACCCTTTGAACCACTTATGCAGGGTGCCTTCACTGACTCCTCCGCCATTAGAACCCCCATTAGAGTTCCCATTCCCATTTCCATTGCCATTCTGGTTATTTCCATTTGTCGGCACGTCTATTCCAGTTTCTTCGGGTTCTCTTCCACCACCAGAAAATCTAGCGGTCATCTTCAAACCCTGGGGAATGGGCTTACACTTTTCATCAGTATAACAGTAATAGTATCCCTGCTTACACTTTTTCATTAATAAAAAAGTAAATTACTCTTTATTATTTAGAAAACCTTGCTTTAGCATTTTTTGAAGTTCTGAAGTAGAACCTACAAAGACTGCGTTATTAGTAACATTATTAGTTGTCTTTTTAGATTCATCTTCAACATCTTTTAGTTTCTTTTGAAGATCAATCAATTTATCGGTGGTATCAGCAACACTCTTAATTAATTGTCCTGCGACTTCATATGCTCTTGGACTACCTCCTTCACCTGCAACCTCCATTATACCGTTGATTGCCTCCTGACCCTTCTCTATGAGGGAATAGAGGTTAGCACGACTATATTCATAATCCTTTTCAATATCAACATCCTTAGATTTTATAATCTCTGGTTTTTTCTTAACAGATTCTACTTCAACAATATCACTTGTCGTATTAAGTGCCTCATCGATAGGGTCATAATTATTACTCATAATGATCAGAAATCAGTTTGTTGAGTTGGACTATACTGTTTGGAATCTGAGAATGTTTCCCAACTTTCATTGAATCCGAAATCATCACCTGGTTCTGCAGTTATAGGATCTGGTGTTGCTACATATCTCATTTCTCTCTTTGCAGTCTTTGGATCAGAATCTGAATACAAATCGACTTGAACTTTTCTAATAAGTCCGTCAGTACTATCTGCGATTGGTCCAAACAGATATGTTTTTGCGGTAAATCTCAAAGTATAAATTAATGCTCTACGAGTTTCAAAAGATCCTTCATAATCATCTTGAAAATCGATACTATCTAATACTAGAGGAACATCTCTCTTTTCACCAATCGATTCTACTAAATCTACAGTAACGTTAAATGATGGTTGAAAAAATGGTAAGATTTGCTCTATGATTTGAAGAGCATCATCATTTAATTTTGTAAAAATATTTAATTCAAATCCGATGTTGTATGGAACAGGCATGAAAACTTTTTTTACGTTTCCTTGACCATCACTTGCTTTGAATGTTTGGGTTACACCAGTTTTTCTTGTTGGATCATATTGAATATTAATCATTTCAAACGACATTCTTGGCAATGTTATGGCAACAGGTTTTGTTAAATTTGCCTGTTGCTCCAACTTTGCCAAAAACTTTTGCATAGGACCATACGATAGTCCTACTTTCATATCAGAAATAACATCATCAGTGCTATTTTTATGTTGAATATGAATATCATTAAAAAGAGTTCCAAAAGAAACGATTGTCTTTCTAATAATTTCGTGATAGTAATATGTCCCTAACATTAATATGTCCCAAATGGATTTGATTCTGTAAAGTCTAGTATTTCATCTGCTTCTAATTCAAAATCATCATTATCATTATATTCATCAGTTGTTGAAGTGTCTAAATCAAACGACTTCAATGTATATATTGCAGAAGAAGATGAACCTACAATATTTTCCCCTTCACTAAATGTTCCACTATTTAGATAAACTCTGAGAGTCTTATCAACGTCCTGTCCCGGATTATCCCAATATTTAACTTGGGCAGTAACTCCGGAAAGAGATCCAGTAACAGTCTCAGAAATAATATATGTTCCAAAACCAACGGTTGGAGGTGGAGAAACTGTTATGTTTGGCACTGATGTATATCCAGAACCAGCATTACTGATTAATACTTCAGAGAGTCTTCCATCTTCGATTCTTGATACTGCAGTTGCCGTTATACCACTACCAACTGGAGGATCGATTGTAATGGTGGGAGGTTCATAGTATCTGTCTCCTTTATCAGTGATTCCAATATTTAAAACAGAACCTGTTGATATAATGCATGTTGCGATAGCACCAGATCCATTGCCTCCTGTGATAGTGACCGTGGGTGGTTCTGTATAACCATATCCAGCATTTGTAATTAAAATTTCTTTTACAGATTGAACACCACCAACTGAAGTTGTTATCGCCACAGCAGTAGCAGTTTTTGAAAATTCTGAAACTGGGAGAGCACCTAATATTGCACTTGTATCTGCATCATCTCCGGGATCACTTATTGTAACTGTTGGAGTTCCAGTATATCCAGAACCATCATTCAATAACACAACTTTACTTACACCACCTAGAGGACTAACTGCTGCTTGACACTCTGCGGTTCCTCCAAATGCAACAAGTTTAAGATCTGTAATATATCCAACCTCTTCCATAGTCTCATCAATCTCAGAGACACCAGTGCTGATTTCCTCATCTTCATATTCAAATAGTTCACAAGAGAGTTCAAATACGTAACTTTTTCCTAATTGATAAAAAGGTTTCTCAACTTCTACTCTTTTAATTTCAAACAATCTTTCTCCCAGAGGAAAATAAATAAGATCCCCTTCTTTGGGTCTATCCGTAATTACCAAATCTTCTCCAGGATAATAGTTTCTGGCAACAGACGCTATCTCTGCCAAATATGGAGAAATTATTTCCTCAAATCTTTCCTTTGAGATTACTAATGATATTTCATTCTTAAGTCTTAATCCAAATTTTGTCATTATATCACTGTCTGGAGCATATCCATCATAGTTGTTCAGATAAGCTTCAATTATAAATGTATCATCAAATTTAGATGATTGTACTTCATTAAGAATATCATCAGTTTTTAGTAATTTTCTTGGAATATAATAAACATCTATTCCATAAATTTTCAGTTGCTCATTTATTAAATCTTGTACAAGATTTTGTTCTCCAGAAGATCCTTGAAGAAAATAGGGATTCAATGCCATAATTTTATCCTATCATATCGAATGGTGGAAGTTCATATTCCATACTCATTCTTTGCTTAATATCCTCCAAGTCTCTCATGGCATCTTCATATATTTGTCTCCCATTTAATTCAATTCCTCCTGGAAGTTTGACACCATTAAACTTAATCAAATTTTGACCCCACTGTCTTTTGATCATTGCGGTCAAATATTTTTTAACGAATGAATCATTATAGATTTGAGTGAATGATTCAGGATCCAGAGCTCTATGACAATCTATAACATAAAAAGTATCTTTATTTTGAGATTTCCAATCTATATCTAAGTATAATCTGTCTTGTCTTTTATTAAATCTTACTTGTTTGTCAGTCGTTAGTAAAAAGTCAATATCCTCAAGATAAGTTTTAGTCATTGAATATTGTAAGAGGTCAACTGAATTAAAATAATATAAGTCATTTAAGAATAATTGATATTTTATACTAAACATTCCACCAGAAATTGAACTGGCATCAAATTTAAATATTTTTTCTACTCCAATTACTGAATCTGGAACTTGAATAAAATTTGATGTTTCATAAAAATTAGAAGTGATGGTTCCCAAACCAGATATATTAGTTGAAGTTCCAGTGGTAGTAACTATGCCAACTCCATCTGTTCCACTTGCTTTTCCTCTATCAATGTCATCTTGTGATACTTTATATTTTAGATACATTCTTTCAACACCATCATAATGACGTTCATTAAAATACTGAATCGTATCATCAACTAAATCATCTATTTGGTCATCATCAACATTTATTTCTAATACTGGGGCACCTAATTGTCTCAAACAATAATCAATCAAACCCTGCCTCGTGCTCGGTTTTGCCATTAGAATTCTCCTCCATCAACGGTGGTAGTCCAACTAGTAATACCA